TCTAGATATACCTCCTGAATCTCTGTGTAGAAGTTGGATTGCTCCAGACGATACGTGATCTCCTCAGAGCATTCACGGTAAAATTTAGTGACTTTGTCATTGTCCCTGAGAGCCTTTGGTGGTGTCAGGTTGTGCCATACCTCCTCACGAGGGGTCACGAGAGAGCAGAATCCGTTGGCAAGCATCAATGACGCAGTCCTCAGCGTGCTGTCGTGCAGCTGAGAGCTTTCGATCATTGGCGGTAATGCGCCATCGCCACCCACGGACGTAATCTTGCGAGGCATAGATAGCTCAGCTACCTCGTCCCACAGTTGCTCGTGCGGTGTTCTATAGCGCCTAAGCCCGTCACGCTTGGCAATTACGGATTCGCCAGTCATTTAGCCTAGTTTAGTTCCTCCGCCGTAGCCGCCTGTCTCGCCAGCCATTGTGGTCTGTGACTGCTTACGCTTCTTCTTTAGCTCAGCTTCGAAGTTTGATGCCCCGCTTTCGCCTTCAGCTTGGAGGTCAACCAACTGTGCTTGAGGTGCGATTGGATCTGGTTTTTTTACTTTTGGTGCGCCCATGCCGATGTTCATAACATAATTGTATGTGCTTTGTCAAGACATCATCCCCGCATCGAACGACCTAGCGATGACTTAGCGCGACCTATGCCACGCTTGGTTAGGTTGTCCATCATCCGCCCAGATGTCAGTGCCTCAGCGAAATACCCGAAGGCATCGCAGAAGTGAGACGCAAAGCCATGATCCACCTGACTTGTGATCCGTCCGTCAATGCGTGTCTCCTTGTAATGGTAGTCCATCAGTGCGTCAAACATGCCATTCTCTTGGTTTAGCTTGCTCTCGTTAAAGTATATCTGTGGGAATAGGTCGTGCATTGAGCGTATTCGCCTCGCCTCAGCGCCTGCACCCGCATTGTCTAGCACTAGGACGTTGGGTAAGCCAGCCTCAGTGAGTTTAGATGCAAATGACATGTTATCTGCGCCTCTGGTCTTGCCATCATGGGGTAGAAAGTGCTGACCGTAGTTGTATCCCTTGGCTAGCATGTGGCTCACTCGCTCCGCTGTTGTCATCTCTAGACCGAAGTCGCAGTCAATAAGCCTGTAAGTTAGGTCAACCTTCTGCCAGTAACACGTCACAGTGTTCGCAGGGCTGCCCAGATCCCAAGTCGTGTGGATTAAATGGCTCTCGGAGGGCTTAAAGTCGAATACACGGTCGTCATCCTTGGCTTTCTGAAAGTGATTGGCGTAGATTGCGCCCTGTCTGGCTACTGAGAAGTCGCATTCCATCTCCTGTGCGTAGGCTTCCTCACCAATCTCCGCTCTAATCTCCGCAAGATTCTCCGCATCAATCAGTCCAGACTCCGATGCCTTGAGAACTAGGCTAAATCTGCGCTTGTCAAGCTTGGCTTTCTGTAGGTTGCGATACAGCGTGCCTCTGCCCTTGGGCGTTCCCATTGAACAGTGCCATCCACTGTAATCTAACAGACAGGGAAGTATCACGTAAGTCATTGCTACTGAGGGAATGTCATCATCCTCATCGCTGATCACGCCGTCAAAGTATAGACCACGCATTCTCTCATACGTCTCACCTGAGAACAGCCTGATCTGCGCGCCATTGGGGAAGTCGATGCGTAGCTCACTCTCGTTGATCTTAATGTCTGGAATCTGGCTGCACCACGTACGAAAATAGCTCCAACAAATGCTTTTTGCTTGGGTTTGAGTGGGGGCAATATACCCGTAGCGCAATGGCGCGGTGTCCATTCCCTTGCGTTTATGCGTCAAAGCGCAGTAGATAAGCCTCTGTACAGCCGCTACAGTCTTCCCCGCCCTACGGTGACACACCAGAGTCAGGAAACGCTTGTCTGTGGTGATGAACTCTCGAAATGGTTCACGAGGTATGATCTCCAGCTCTACGTCACTCACTTGAGTCCGTGCCTCCTATGTTAATCTTGATCACCCCTGCCTGCTCAACATGCTCGTAAGCTCCATCCATTTTGGATAGCTCAGCACTGGCTCGTATGGCATCGCTGGGGCGTTCCCCTTCATTGGCTAGCGCTATGCGCGTGAGCAGCTCTTTACGCTCTGCTATGGACAGTATCGTGCGCTTATCGTCATTCTTATTCATGGATTCAATATATTTTTTTACCTTATCAGTTTTTAACAGCCTTGAAGCACTGATGTCTGCCACATTACCACGAGATTCGTAGCCTGCTTGCTCGTAAGCCCTCCCAGCGGGAACACCCTTGAGCCATAGCTTGGCAAACTTCTTGTGGCGCGGGTTCATGGCTTAATTATACATCAAAGGAGATCATCAGTCAAATCGTCACCAATGACATTCTTGCGGAGGAATCCACCCTCACCCAGTGTGATGTGGTCATCGCTCCATTCATACTGCTTAGCTAGGCACTCATCCGACTCATCAATCAATGGGTCATGCTCTACGTTGTCCGTGCCTCTTGAGTAATAAGACAGTCTATTTATCTTTGCTTGGGTATCTTCCATGGCTGATGAAATCCATAGCATTATGTATGCATCTTGTAAAGACCAAAAAACCCGCCCTGCAATTAAGCAAGACGGGCTTCTGTTTGTGTTTGGGGTTAAAACGTGTTCAGCTCGTTCAGGCGCTTGTTCATTGCCTCTGATAAGCGAGACCACCTCGCCTCAGTCATGACAAACAGATCACCAGACTTATTGGTAAATGCAACCTTGTCTTCAAGCTCCCATACCGTGCAAGTCTCGCTCACACCCCTCTCGACCCAGTCAACGCCATTAGCATTGACCAGTATTCTGGCGTGTTCCAATGACAATTCAGAGCCATCAGCATTGGAGTAGCACAAGTAATTTGCCTTACCATTACTGTCCAGTCTGACAGTTAGGAATATCCCATTCTTAGAGAAATATCTCGCACCATCCTTGCCTACACTATTGACCTCACCATAGCGTGCCTCACACTGAGCCTCTGTCTCACCGAGACGCGCTGAAGCGAGGGTTGATAAGGCAAGGAGTAGCGACATTGTTATTAGTTTGTTTTTCATTTCACCCAGAAAGCCCACCTCGTTTAAGAGGCAGGCTAGTGTTGTGTTTAGGGGTGCTTTTGCGAAAAGCAACTCTAGTATAGGGTGATTGCGTCCATCAAAACATCGTATACAAGGTCATCGTCCTGCTGTAGTTCGTCTAGCTCAGTCTGAGTGGCTTCCCGACCATCTACCTTAGCTGAGTCTAGGAATGCGTCAGCGTAGTCAGGATAGTCCCAGTGCATCACTCCAGCTACCTTGAAGTCAGAAAGCGTGACCTCCTTGTCTGTGTTATTAAATGTGTATTTCATAGTATTAGTCGGTTAACTCTTTTACGATTCCCCACACAAGATCTTCCATGTATGCACGGTCGTCATTGATCTCTGCAAGCTCTTCCTCGGTGATGTCGCGCCACTGCTCTCCAGCCTCGCGGACAATCATTGATCCGACCTCACAGCACATTGGGTCAGTCTCGTGGACATGTGGTTGATTCTCGATACCGTAGACACAAATCTCGTCTGTCTCTAGTCGTGTGCCGTTCTCAAGGGTGTAATACCCATCATTCTCTATCGCGTCATAGCGCGGTCTTGTTTCTGTTTTCATAAGTAGTGTTTCTTTCTGTAGGTGCATCCTAGCATATCAGGCTAGTGGCACAAGATAATTCGTATTTTATTTTCAATCACTTTAGCTCCAGTATGGAGACAACGCAATAGAGAACAACGCATACGGCGGTTTGGAATATTATTAGGTCAATCATGTAAGGGTGTGTTAAGGTTAATCTTTGTCCATATATTCGCACACGTCTTTAGCGACTAGTGCGAAGAATACTACGGTGCTGATGGCGAACGTGCAGATGACGATCACGCCTCCAGCTATTAAGATGCTTGCCATCATGAGCCAATCTCCTCTGCTGTTTTGATGACTAGTTTCTTGATCTGGGCGGGTGTCAGTCCCTGCCTGTCAATTAAGTAGGCTAGGGCGACTAGCACACTTGTCGTTTGGTGTTTGTTTTTCATTATAGTGCGAGTGTTAATATTGTGTAAGATGCCGTTCCGAAGAAGACAGCGATGGCGATGGTTTCTAGTAGTGTTTTCACACCACAAAGCCCCGCACGTTTGACCGTGCAGGGTAGGGGTTGGTGGTTGGGGTTAGTAGACCCTTTCGCGGTAGGTGCGAAGAAATTTCACATAGTCGCAAACATTTTCTGGCGTGGTGTCCTCTGGTAGTGGCTCACTGATGAAGTCGCCCAACCATAGTTGGTCGCACTCACAGTTGACCTTCTCCCCAGACAGGTGAGCATCAACTATGCACTTAATGACTGGCAGCGTGAATTTGACTTGGTTAACCCCACAAGTGCGCGGGACGCTATCAATGGACAGGCGACACTTGAATTTTTCGCCTAGCAGGATGCAGCAGTAGCTGTTTACGAGGTTATCGAACTTGCTTTCGTTTGTTTTTGTTTTCATGGTAGTGTTGGTTGTGGTTTTCACCCAAAAGCCCCGCACGTTTGACCGTGCAGGGTAGTGGGTGTTGGTTGGGGCTACTTGCCCGTGCGCTGATTGTGAATCTTGCGTCCTATCTCAATCTGCTGCCTTGCTTGCTTTTCGGTGATTCCCTTATCCAGTGCGAAGTTTGTAATGGTGAGGTAGTCGTTTAGGTATTCCAGATATAACTCTTGGAAGAATGTGCCTGCGTTGTCTACTGCTTTTTGTATTTGCTTTGTTGTGTTATTCATAATGTTTTCCTCTCGGTTGACTGCATAATACACTATGGACAACTATCTGCAACATAAATCGTCAACAAAATGCAACTTTGTTCTGTAGCCCTTATTCTATATAGCTTCTGGCAGATCACTTTTTAGGTATGCCTCCAGCTCATCGGGGCAATATTTGTCTCCTTTGCGCAAATTAATCTCAGACCAGAGTGGCTGAAGGTTGCTCCAATGGAACGCATATCTCTGCTGTTTCTTATCTGTTAGATCGAATGCAATCACAGGGAAAACGTGATCGACATGCCATTGACCTTTCTGACCCCACGCCATGCCATCAGTGAATAGTGACTCTAGGTGCTGCTTAAGATACTCTGGTGTGCATCCTAGTAAATCAATCGACTTGCCTGCCTTACACCTACCGTCCAATGCGCTCCTCATGCGGCAGCGTAGTAACTGAGTAAGCCTGAAAGCCTCATCGGTATTGTATCGCTCTGCCTGTCTCGCCACGCATCTGCGTGTGTGTAGCTCTCTATGCTCTGGATCGCTCTGGTATCTTTCTCGCATGGTTGTGCGCCTGCACGCCTTGCAGTTTCCTTCCCGCCCATCAGCCATCGTGGTGTTTCTGTAGAACCGCTTACGCTCCTTTGTCTCTCCGCACGCTTTGCATGTTTTCATACTAGACTCCTTTCATATACGCAGACCTTGGAAGCTCTCAGTGACTCCTTCTTTGGCTGTTCAAACTTCACCTCCTTGGCGTGCCTAATGTATAGCTCTCCAGTGAAGTCAGCCTCCAGTGTGACCAAGCATAGCCAGTCATCCTCGCTCGGTGCGTAGGTAAGCTTATCGCGCTTCTGAAATACCCAACTCACTGGAAAATTGGCGTTTCTCATGTGTGACTTCACGTGCAAGTTTTGACCGTTGCACACCAAGTCAGCGTCAAAAGTCTTGTGGTATCTGTCATAGATTGCCACATCTGGTTGAGCCACCTCCCTTGCCCGATCCACGAGGTGCTGCCATACCTGAAACTCTGCGACCTTGCCACGGAATATGTCCAGCTTGATCTTGTCTAAGCTGTGTTGATTTCTGCGTGCATACTCATCGGTGGATGATGCCGCTGATTGCTCTGCGAACTTGTGGCAGAGTTCCATGATTTCTGCTGATGGTTTGATAAGTTTCATTACTCAAAGCGTTGATATACTCCATTCATCACAAGCGGAAGCTTTACGCCTCGCTCACCGTTTCTGTTCTTGGCTACGCCTATGTTCCCGTCATCTGGGTTAATCATAAGCACAACGTCTGCGTCCATGCCGATGGCGCGAGACTCTCTCAGCTTGCCTTCATCATTGAGCTGGGAAGCTGTAATAATTGGGCATTTATACTTCTTGGCAAGCTGCTTGAGTGTCCTTGTAACCTTGGCTATCTGCTCGTGTCTGGCTAGATCCTTGCTCCCCGCAACCTCTACGAGCTGCACGTAGTCAATCACTATGCAATCGAATGAACCGCCTGCGTCAACCATCTGAGCCAACCTAGCCTCAATGGCTTCCAGTGTAAGGTTATCACTGTCACAAATCACGAGACTGTCAGCCTGCTTAATATCTTTGACGTAATCCTTCACCTTCTGGAAATCAAGCTTGGTCATCACCTCACCTGAGTTACCAAGTATGCGACCCATTGGTAGATTCTGCGTGTTACTTGCCATCCTTGCGTGGATTCGCTCTGCGTCCGTCTCCAGCGAGAACATAACCGCACGCTTGCCAAGTTTAAGCACGCTTGCCATAGCCTGAAGCATCAGCACCGTCTTGCCTCCAGATGTGGGGGCGGCTACTACCCAAAGCTCGTTTGGTCTCAAGCCTCCTGTCAGGTGATCAATCTCATGGATGCCCGTGGGGATACCCGCTGTTGACTTCTCTTGGTGGATGGCAATAAGCATGTCAGTGAACTCCTCCACACCCTGCTCTGCTGACTTCCAATCGCTCTGAGAGCTGAGGATGCCCGTAATTGCCTCACAACCGTCCCTGAGCGCTCCCGCTACGTGTTCTGGACTATCGCCCTGCTCGATGTCCTGCAACGCCTGAGAAGCGACTATATGCCCTTTACGGCGTGCTTGGTCAGTTTTGATGGTTTTGACGTGCTGAGCTAGGAATTGTCTGCCTGCGTATTGGCTACGGATCTTACTGATCTGATCTGACAGCTCCTGACCATTGGGAGACCCCTTGATGCCGTCTGAAAACTCAAGAAGCTCAATCTCGTGGATGCGATCCTCATTGAAAAGCTGCACCGCCTTGTTCCATAGAAGCTTTGGCGTGAAGTTGTGGAACGACTCCTGCGTGATCTGCTCCCCTTTCAAGTATGGAATTACATCCTCTGGTGAGTTGAGTATCGCGGATACCGCGTAGTCCTCTGCTATTGTGTTGCTGTAGTTCATCGTTTAATGGTGTTGAAGTTTACCTTCATTAAGTCAAGGCAGTGGAGTATTAAGTCACGCGCCTTGTCTGGATCGGATTCGATGTTGGCTTTGATGATATCAAAGAGGTTGTCGAGTTTGCTGTGTATTTGTTCGTTGTTCATAGAATGTTGGATAGTAAATTATTTGGTGGTTGTGGAGGTGGATTCTCCCACTTGCAGTCCTTAGCCCAGATGTGGATGCCTTGGACAAATTGTCCTCCGTCCTTCTTCCACTCCGCAGAGTTAACCCATGCACGCAAGCCCATCATGATCTGGTCTCTATTGGCTGTGGTTTTGGATAAAGCAGACTTAAGCTTAGCCTTGGATGATCTTGCTCTACCCATCTTTGGCGTATTGCTCCAAACCTCCTCGACCAGAGGAGTATTATCTTTACTCTCCTCTACTCTACTCTTCTCTACTCTATTAGTTGGATTCTCGTTGAACGTCCGTTGAACGCCCGTTGCTTTTGTAAGTGCCTTAGCCTTACGTGCTTGCGCTGACTTCTTGCCAGCATCGCTCGCCTGTTGTGATTTTGACTGCTGATCAGCCTTCACCTCGTCCAGCTTCTTATTGTGCAGCTTTCCGTCACGCTCATGGAATAATGTGACCACCATTTTCAGGTCATCGGCATCACATTTGAACAGCCTCTGAAGCATCTTGTGATCGGTTGGCAGACCATCCTCGTTGAAGCACGAGCAGAGCATGTCAAGATACAGACCCTTCTCGGCATGTGAGAGCATCTGCACATTCAGGTCAGTCATCCAGTCTAAATAGTAGAACGGGAACCAGTGGTATTTTTTCGTTGTCATAGTAAAGTAAAAGCCCCCTGTAAAATCCAAAAAAGTGAGTCTGGCGAGACGCGGATTAAACAGAGGGCAAAGAAATTTTGCTATGTAGGAACGCCTCGCCAGAGATGTCGGAACAGTTTTGCCATAAAAAGCTACTTCTGTCAAATTTATTTAGCTAATAACTTCAGTTTCTATCTTAACTCCTTCTGGGTGAATGTCATCAGCATACGCTTTTGTTACATAAAGAAGCACGCACTGTGAGTCATCCTTGTAATATCGGATCTTACTCAGCACGTCTAGGACAAGCTTGGCAAGGTTATCCACGTCTGGCTTACTCGTGTGATACTTGGTCGCATCATCACGCAGGATGTGAGAGAACCTACCAGTGCGGTAGTGGCTCTTAGGGCGCTTCAGGTGGAAGCTTAGCTTGACAGCTAACGCTCCCTCTAGTCGCTTATCAACGTGCCGCGCAAGACCTCTCGTGAGGGTCTCACGCCATGCGTCTGCCGTCTTTGGTGTATACACGCCTGCGTGCTTGCCTCGGTTGACTGCCTTTACTCTGGGCTGGGGTTTTGGTGTTCCCTCTATGTATTCATTAAGCATCGTATTCTAGCTCCAGTAAAAGTTTGATGCAATGGATTGCCTTGTTGAGATCCTCCATTCCGTTCTTGTCCTTGTATCGGGTTACGTATTTGACTACTGACCCCTGAAGGAAACTCAGCCCGTTCTTGTGGCTGTATTCGATTGGCTGGATAGCCAGCTTTGTGTAATGGCTTCCGCCTATTTGACTGTTCTTTGCGCTCATGATTTTGTTGTGTTAAAAAAAACCTCGCCCCCGTGAAGGAGCGAGGCAACTACTATTATATATGAAACGAGGGTTTAAAATGGGATGTCGTCTGACTCGACTGCGGCTGGAGCGCTGACTTTATTGTCGCCAAACTCGCCAAGGATCTTCACGTTGCCAAGGATGTTGCCCTTGACCCCTGCTTCACGCTCCTCTTTGGATACGGATTGTGTGATCATTCCATTGTCACCATACTGTCCTTCTTCATCGTTGAGGAATACAGTGGCATCAAGGTATGAACCTTTCTTACCTTGGAACAGGCGCTCCTTGTCGATCTTGCTTACGTCAATTTTGATTGCGATTAGTTTGCTCATATTTTTATTGTGTTAGGTGTTGTGTTTTTGTTTTGTGTTGTGCGTAAAGCTCATCAAACTCTGACAAGCTCCGCGCTAGGTTTTCAGTGTAGTCATTTCGATCTACTCGTAAAGTAAAATCTTTAATATTGGGGCAGAAACTTGTGAACCACCAGTAGTCAGCCCCAGCCACAGCCATGCAGCCGTGAACCTGAGCCTTGTATTCGTCTGGTAGTTTACCCTCTCTGTGATACTTAAGATGCGTAGGTGGTAGTGGACACTTGATCTCCAAGCCTCCCTTACCTCCGTCTACGATGCCATCTGGAGAGCAGCCGATGTGCTTGCCGATGTCGGAGTTAACAATAAAGCCAACCTCCTCAACCGTGATGCCAGTCCGCATCTCGAAGTCGATGCGTGCCACCTCCTCCAGCCTAGTCCCACGTTCCATCGCAAAGGACGGGCGGTGTGGCTGAAGGTCATCCTCCTTGTAGTATACGTCCGCAAGCATACAGTCAATATGCTTAAGGGCTGCCGACTTGCTCAGAGTGCAGCCCATTGCGTCCTCGTAGACACGAGCAACCTCTTTCTCCACCAAGCCCTTAAGACCTGATGGATTAAGAGTGGATGCGAGCTTGCGCCCGTCCATAAGCTCCTCGAATACCTCGAACTGTCGCTTTGCCATCGGTGACACGTAACAAGGTTGCTCTCGTGGATTCTTGGTAAGCTCAGCATACTTCAGTGATCTGCTGGAGACGACCTTAGAGTAGGAGCTTGCGGTCAGTTTACCCTTCCGCAAAGCAAACCACTCATCAGAGCCTTGCTCAAGATTGAATGTTTCAATGCTCATTAAGCTACCTTCCCTTCTATGAATGCGATAAGCTTAGCAGCCTCTACGAATGACAACTCCTCAAGCTTTTCTGTGCGTCCAGTGGATGCCCACTTGATTGACTTCACCTCCTGATCTGGTGTGAAGATAGCCTGCTCGACAAGACCCTTGACCGCTGACTTCTGCGTGGTGGTGATCAACTCAGCTTTAGCTGCTGGTGCAGCCTTGCGTGTGTTGCCTCCTACGTTAGTGTGGTCAGCGTCCTTGGTGTCATCAATAGCGAATAGACCATTGAGAGCATACTTGCGTGCATAGGATGAAGCAGCGCCAGTGATCTGAGACTCGTCCATACCTTTCTTAGTCTGAGGCTCACGAGCCAGACCAGTAGCGGAT